TCAGAACAAAGAGGAACTTCCTGACCATCATATTCAGAATGAGAAGGACACCGTTCAATTTTACAAAACCAACAAGCAGTTGGATTGCCTTGACCTGATACGGTACATGGTAGACATCCGTCACTCGCTAAGTATCCGCTTTGCCCTGGGTATCTTGTAAAGTGTACTGGCTCCCGGGCACCTGCAATAGTAACACATGGCTTGTTAAAAGCTGCTGCAAGATGCATCTGAAACGAGACCAATCCTATTGACCCTTCACAGTTGTTAAAAAGATTAAAAAGTGTTCGAATACCAGTATGTCTATCCTCAGTCTTTCCAATAAAATTAATTACATTGGCTCCCTCTAACTTAGGGTGCTTATGCCCTTTACTACCAAGCTGAACGAACGTTATTTGCGGAAGCTTTTCCACCACTTCTTGCCACTTTTTAAACGGGAACGTCTTACAAGTCCAGTCCCCCTTCTCACCTGCGGTAATAAGCCAATATGGCCGATCTATAATAGGTTCAGCCGAATACTCTTCTTCTGTCATATAAATATCCGGACGAATAGGTCCTTGTGCAATGCTAACATCCAACATCTTCTCCATAGATATTCTATAAGCATTGGCAAAATGAAGATCTCTACGATTCGAGGCGTTAGTGAGAATTCCGGGACCTATGTAAATTAAAGCAGGTCTATCTTTATCCATAGCTTTGATTAAGGCCTTTCGGTTTAACTCAATAACCTCTTCCGGTTTGGGCTTATCCTTACCAGTTTTAAAAGTCATCGGATCAACGACATCAATCCACGAATCCCTATTTATGTTTGGATTGTGATCCCAGATATGGCCAGCAGTAGACATTACCTGTACCTCAATATTAGGAAACTGTGACTTAAAATCCCTAACAGCACAGGTAAACATTAAAATGTCACCTATCGCTTGACGGTTATGAAAGACAATTCTTTTTGGTAGGCAAACTTTCGTAGACTCTAAAGTGGGAGTAAAACATCCAAAATCTTCCTCAAGAGCACGAATAAGCATTTGTTTGGACAGTTCTGTTTCTGGATAAATTCTATGATTATGCCCGTTTTCAAAACGAATAACCATTAGAATATCCTCTATATGATTATCCTTTTGAGCCCTGGCAAATTCAAAATTACTTTCCAGAGCTGCTGCCTCTTGCATGAGTTTTTGTCGAACTTCCGACTCTGAAGACATTGCAACCTCCTTTTCATTTAATTGGTTTATATTTATGGTACCATACTACTCGAACTGCTACTGGAACTGGAACTTAATGATAAACTACTACTGGACGATGAACTGGAACTTAACGAAGAACTTGAACTGGAACTGCTACTTAGACTTGAACTGGAACTTGACAAGGAACTACTACTCACGCTTGAACTGGAACTTGACAAGGAACTACTTGAACTGCTTAAACTGGAACTTGATAAGGAACTGGACGATTCAAGAACCTCCAATTCAGATGGTGGACCAACAAGCAAAATAGTAGTTGCAGTAATTGGATATCCTATCAATTGTTCGCCAGCATTTATCGCAGGTCTAACCTGAGTAAAACCTCCTGGCGTTGTAGGTGAGAGCCAAATTGGATTTTTACTTCCAATAGTCCAACTCCACGCCGTATTGACCACCGGTCCATTCATCTGTAATCGAATTTCATCGTCTGCAACGCCAGCAATATTTGCAGTGCCCAAACAAACCTCTCCATTTAAGCCTGTAGCCAAATACCACTTCCCATCTGTATGACAATACAACCCCGCATGTTTAGTCACAGTTTCCCCGAGAGTTATAACCAAATAAGTATGTAAAAGATTATCAACTAAACCGATAAAAGTGTTATAAACTCCGCTCCAACCTGTGACTGAAAAGTCAATAGTGGGTAATCCATGTATTGGTGTCGCCATTGTTTTACTCCTTGTTTACTGTCAATAAAACTTGTGATGAACTGTATTCTATACCCTCATACGTCAAATAATTTCTGAGCTTAAAAACTATTACATCCGCTAAAGCTACATTATCTTCCCCATTCATTGTGGAAGTATATGTCCAGGTATCAGTATCTATCGCGGATTGGGTTCTAACCAAAACATCATCCACCCAAACTTCAACCTCAAAAAGCCCCTCATGCGAAGGATTTTCAACGGCATAATCCGGATTCCCTATCCCAAACCCCTCGCCCCTTACTCTTGGGGACCAAGTTAAAACACAATGCTGGGTATAAACTACATCTACATATAAACCATTGCAGCCAAAGTTAGTTGGATCATAAGGTCTTCGAGATACTCCAAGCAAAGTAATTTCATTTACGTAAGCTTCGGACAAACTTAAAATTTTTGCTCCTGCATAAGGAATAACCTTGAAAAACAGATTAGAACCATATGTAAATTCACTATTATCAATAGTAATATAATTCTGATCTACATACCAGAACTCTGTTCCAGGATAATGGGTTTTCCTATTACTTCCATACCTATTCCTGTAGACACCTGTAATTTCATATATATCTCCAGAAATAGGAGTTATGGTCTGCCACGTGATAACTTCTGCTTCAGAATTACTTCCTAAAATTGATAAATTTTTTGTTCCAAACAAATCAATTCGAGTTGTTGTTAGTAACTGAGAAGCTCCCTCAGTTATCCTTACTTGGAAACCGACATCGTCATCCATTGCTAAAGTATCACTTGGATAATAACTTGTTACCACTCCTCTAACAGCAAAAGTATCTGTATTAGCTACTTTCATATACGATTCTTCATCAAAACTCACGTATACCAAAAACCCTTGTTCCTGTCCAGTTTCCCTAGCAACTAAAGGAATGATTAATATATCATTACCAGACTCAGTATAAAGTGCTTCTACAAAAGCTGTATATTTTAATATATTTAACAAACCTTTGGTCGATATTGGAACATTCCCAGTAGGAATAACTGAGTAAGTTCCGGCAGTAGAAATGTATTCAATATCTTCAATAGCTGCAATCCTTATTGTCTCTTTCTGTAGATCATCCTCAACTATTTTCTGCACCCTAAAAATCATATCGCTGATACCGAGTCGTTTAGACGTGTATTTAAAATTGTCTCCAGTTTGGTATCTAAATACATTTCTATTTGCAACAAAATCCAGAGAAGCCAAAGGATATGCTGCCCCTTTAATAAACTTATCTGCTGCCCACTGAGCATTAACTTTTGTGGTAAACAACATAAGTTGTATAGATCTCTGAGATATATGCCCCACAATAGCCTTATTTGCAGGGTCGCCAGCCTGCACTGTCCCTTCTGTTATGTCTAAAACCTTAATGTGATGAGGTGTGCTCCCTGTATAACTCATTTTCTACCTTCTTTCATTTCTTAATTCATATAGAACAAACACCGTCAAATTATCCCGAACTTGAACTGGAACTGCTACTTAACGAGGAACTGGAACTTGACAAGGAACTGCTGCTACTAACACTTGAACTGGATCTCGAAGAACTGCTTAAACTCAGACTTGAGCTTGAGCTACTCAAAGAAAACGACGACGAACTACTCGATGAAGATTCATCAGACAAATCCCCATCAGAAGCATATACCAAAATACCATCAACATGTTTCAATATTGTTTCCAGATAAGCCATAGCTGTCTGTTGCCGGTTAAACAATATCGACACACCTAATCCTTCCTCTACAAGTGTGTCGGCACAATCACTAAGGGTAACTTCATCCATAAACTCCTCTGGTAACATCGCCATTCCATAATTAGTCATTATATACCAAATAGCGTGAGCGGGATTATAATCATAAGTACCAATCCTCTCATTACTATTAAATTCAAGTTGGGGAAACTTCCCCAAAACGAATCTTATTGGTTTTAGCCGATTAAACTGGCCAATATAATTGTCGTCAAAGAAAGCATAAACCAAACCTCTAAATGGTGGGGTATTTACTACATTACCAGACATTTTTGTATTGGTTTCCTGATCATCTGTACCAAAATAAAAGTACATGGTACCAATATTTCTCTCATCCGTAACTGTGTACACAGTGTCAGTGCCTATGATATCAACTAAAAAATGACTGAAGGATTCCTGCGCTTGTAATTCATAGGAAGGGATTGGATTCTCTAATATCAAAACACATTTGTATAAACCATCTTCATATTCAACCCAAGTATGTCTCACATAATTTCCTTGGCCTACAGATCGAACAGATCCATCGGGATTTAATACATACAAATCAACTGTGGCACTTGTAACGGTCACTGTATCGTCATGCCATCCCCCGCCAGTCCAACGATCAGGAGTCATAAATGGATTATCGGTTTTATTTAATCCAGTAAAGGTATATCTATAATACCCACCGTAATATCCTTCTGAAGCCAACTTGCTATACTCCACAGATGCAGTTACAGTCACTCCCACCACACTCTCTACTGATTCGCCCAGAGTTAAGTCAATAACTTCAACTCCTCCAGATACAGGCCTTTGAAGTTCTCCAGACCATAACACATCATTATCTGAGTAAACCGTATATAAACAATCAATAGGTCCTAAACAAATTCCCATTCCCCAAGATAGATAATATTCATAGCCTGTAACAAAAGACCCTCCTCCAGAACCTTTAGAACCTTCATCTTCTTCTAACTCAACTACTCTATTCCCAAAGTATTGGAAGATATTACCACTTAGTTTAGTCGTTCCAAGTACATCTGGTATATTTAATCCCTCCTGAGCTGATGGGTAGGAAAGCTCTTCAGGACCGCCAGGTGATGGCACATCTGGAGCAAGAGCATCCATAGCTAAACTCATACCAATGCCAATTGCAAATCCTACAGCGGCACCATACCACCCTCCAATCATGAACCCCATTACGCCATAAGATATACCAGACATTAAATTGCTAAAACTCATACGGGATTCCTCTCCATCTTACACCGTCTAACTAATTCATTAGTGTCAAAATATATAATCATAACTCGACAAGTCTAAACCCATATTTTAATCTCCGACGCCCTTGACTAATATGGAATTTTTCGACTCCCACTCTTGCTCTCGGTTGCCAGGTGTAGTTATCAAAATAAATTGCTGAGTGTGAAGCAATCTTTCCGTACTTATATATTAGAATATCCCCATCTATAGGATTTTTAAAGCCAACATCTATCGTCAACGGATGATTCCTGAAATGCTGAACATAAATTTCCTTTGGAATATGCATGTGAAAATCTATTGGATATTCTGGAACATCAAACTGTTCTATAACACCAACCTCCTTCAAAACACACCCAACAAAATAAGCACAGTCAACACCAAGCCCTTTAACTCCAGTATGATGGCGATAAGGCGTTCCCCTCCAGCTTTCAAGCACTTCTAACAATCTATCTTTTCTTTCTTTATTTTTGAAATATATTTCCATAATATCTAATACCTACCAAGTCGATGGATTATCAAGTGGAATATCAGGGAAACTTAAATTATTATCCAAATTATCGAATTTGGATATACAAGTATCCCTGGAACCGTCGCAACCAGCGCAAACAGTCACTGTAGAGCCTTTAATCAAAGATGCAATAGGATATCTAAGAGTAATCGTATTTCCTACATGGCTTGTTATCATTCTTTTATAAATTCCAAATGAAAGGTAACCTAAAGTGTAATGATCATCTATCTGCTCTTCCAAAATTGGATCTACAATTGTTAATCCTCCCCCACCTATATAACTAAGTTCAAATTCAATAGTATAATCAGCCTCGACAACTTTGCACTTACTATCATATAAAGTATGAACACATCCAGGAGTATACCTATACCTTGGAACAATTTGTTTCAGAAAATGTTCAAATCCAACACATTTTACTTTAGCATTCGTCCCTTGAAAACTAATTCTACTTATTTGTCCAATAAAAATTGGGGTGGTCTCCTCAGTTACCATGTCTCTGAAAAGTTTATGAACAGAAATCCAAATAAGATCAACAGGAGTAATTGCAACAAAAGACATTGCAGGTTCTGTAACCCTCGACATTTGAATATCTAATGTATTGACATCTAATTTATCGTCATAGGAGACTTTACCCCTTTGAATTGTTGCCGGAGTATAGGTATGTCCATCATAGAATACAGCAACATCCCCGCTTGTATATCTATAATGAACACTATCCCTCCATATATGATATAGTTCAGCCGGTTGTCTTTGAGAAGCAGTATCCTTCGCTATAAATTCTTCTGTCTGGGTTTTCATTTGGGCGATCCCAATATCTCTTTTACTGTTTCTTTATTGTATATTGCTTCCATACAATCCGTATTTGTACAAAGCCATACACTCTTATCGGATGGATCTCCTGTTTGAGATTTAGCGTCAAAATTAACAGGCATAATATTCATAATGGAAGAACACCGAGGACATTTCATCAACTTTTTTAAATGATCTTTCTTTGCTTGCTCTAATCCTTCCTCGATAGATTCGACTTCTTCATTTATCCACAATTCTGCATCCTCAACAGTCCATCCATTCCGCTCAAGAGTGTTGAGATACGTCAAAACCATCTGATGTTGTTTGAAACTAAAAACAGCCATATCCATCTTAAACTTTTCCTTATCCATTTAACACCGCCATTCGTAATAATGCGTCCCAGTTACAATAGATCCACAATCCCATATACACCTTGGTATATAAGCATAATAACACTCATCTGCGGATTGCCAACCAGCGGAACCTATAATACCAATACAATAAACCCCACCACTGATAGAAGCTCTTTCTTTACTACAATAATCAACTTGAGTTTCACAGCAGTCATAAGTCCAATACCCACACTGACAATTATCCCAACTCACAGTTTGTCTCTGATGATAATTCTGTTTAAAAGCTGTACATTCAATATTAGACACGACTCCACAATGAGCACAATTCCCCCAATAATAACCTGATACCGTGTCATAGGTTCCTTCCATTTCGCACGTTTGGCTGACTTCTATCCACTGTCCTTCAGTAGATACAACATATCCCGTAACAGACCTTCCATCACAACCAGTCACAGTAATTGTTGCAGTGCCACAGGCTGTATCGTCGGTATAAAGTACTGCTGATACATCTTCAGTTTCTATCGTTTTTATTAAACGCCCACTATCAAGATAAAATCCTTCACCTTCTACTTCCCAGGTAAAAGGCCAATTAAGTCCTGTTATAGCTATAGCTACCGCCTGATCAAAACCAACAGTTTCGGCACTTACATCTTCATCCCAAGCCATATCTGGATCGGGAACACAAACGAATTTCCTCCATATTCTCATGGCATGTTGTACTTTTACATCATTGACGGTTTCCAAGAATGAAGGACGAGTAAAAATAGGCTCACT